GTGAATCCGTATAATGACATGACCCTTGCCGCCCGGCGGGCACGGGAAAGCCGCTGGAACGCTAAGACCTGCGCACGGGTGGTTCACCCGCGATTTGGTGAGGTGATCGTGCCGCACACCTCCAACTATGCCGCCATGCTGAACGCGGCGGAGTATTGGGGTTGTGACTGGTTGGAGATCATCGACGATGTGGAAGTTTGGGCAGTTGGGCCGGACGCTGTGCCGGTGAAAATGCCGCGCCATGAAAGGAACGGAAGATGAACAGCGCACTTTTGAGCAGCAAGAAAATGGACTACTGCACACCGCAGGGCTTTTTCAACACCCTGAACGCAGAGTTTCATTTCACCTTGGACGCGGCGGCCACGGAGAAAAGCGCAAAATGCAAGAACTTCTACACCCCGGAAACCGACGGCCTAACCGCCCCGTGGAATATCGGGGGGGGCAGCGTATTTTGCAACCCGCCGTATGGCCGGGCGCTGGGCGCGTGGGTGCGCAAAGCCTACGAGGAGGCGCAAGCCGGAACAACGGTGGTTCTGCTGATACCGCCTACTTCCACGACTACATATACGGGAAAGCAGAAATACGCTTTTTGCGTGGGCGGCTGCACTTTGAGGACGAGGACGGGAACAGATTCCCGCCCGCACCGTTTCCGTCGATGGTCGTTATCTACAACGGAGATCATCAATGCTTGAACTAAACCAGTGCTACAACATGGATTGCATGAAAGGCATGGCGCAATTCCCGGACGGGTTCTTTGATCTTGCGGTGGTTGACCCGCCGTATTTCAGCGGGCCGGAGCGCCGGGGCTATTACGGCAGCAAGGTTAGCAAGATCAGCGTGCACCGCGACTACCCGGTATCACCTGTGTGGGAGATACCGGGGCGGACATACTTTGACGAGCTGCGCCGGGTAGCCAAGCATTACATTGTGTGGGGCTGCAACTACTTCAACTATGAGTTTGCGCCCGGCAGAATCGTGTGGGATAAGTGCAAGAAAGGCACCAGCTTTTCAGACTGTGAGCTGGCCGCAACTGACCTATTCAACACCGTGCGCCTGTTCAGGTTCATGTGGAACGGTATGCTGCAAGGCAAGAGCGTTGCCGAGGGGCATATCATGCAGGGCAACAAAAAGCTGAACGAGCAGAGAATCCACCCGACGCAAAAGCCGGTGGCGCTGTATGACTGGATTTTTCAGAACTACGCCGCGCCGGGGTGCCGGGTGCTGGACACACACTTGGGGAGCGGGAGCAGCAGAATTGCCGCTTACGAGGCCGGGGTGGATTTTATCGGGTTTGAGATCGACCCGATCTATTACGCTGCAGAGGAACAGCGCTTTTTGGACTACACCAGCCAAACAAGCCTGTTCCATCTAACATAAACACAGGAGGTCAAGACAATGGAAAGTACCAGTATTTCGGATGTACGCCGGATGTGCCAGCGCGGCGCGTTCCGGGCGTATGTGCAGGGCGGCAAGGTGTTCTTGGAGGACACGGCCACCGGGCAGGTGGCACCGCTGACAGGCGAGAGCGGCCCGGCCAACACGGAGCGCCGGGCAGCACCACACCGGGAGGACAGGCGCGGCAGCCGTGTGGAGCGGATGTTCGGTGCCCGCGACACTTGGAAAAGCACAGACCCGGACGCAGACCAAGGGCCGTACAAAGGTTTCTTGATTGTGCAGTGCGAGGAGTGCGGCGCGATCAAGGCGTTTTGTGCCAAGCATGAAACATACGGCTACAAGTGCAGCGAGTGCGGTCACGAAACGCCGCTTGAAAAGTTGCGCCCGCTGTTTATGCACTGCAAGTGCGGCAAGAGTTTCAGCTACAAAACAAATCTGACCGCTGACCGGGTGACGCACACCTGCCTTGCCTGCAAAGCGCCGGTGGATTTGGAACTGAACAGCAGAAAAACCGCCTATGTTACCGTGGGCGAAAGGAGATAAAGAAAATGGCAAAGATTCTATGCAAATACTTTGGCCTTAGTATGGCCGCCGAGGGCAAGAGCGATTTTGTAGGTAGGCAGGCCGCCGCCTTTTTGGGCTATGTGCAGCAGGACGCGGAGCGCTGCGCCGCAAACTGCGGCTGTGCCGAGGATTTGAGCGACGCGCCGGAGGAGATCAAGCGGGAAATCCTGCGCAACGACGAGGAGCTGCGCCGCAGAGAGCAGGCCGCGCCGGGCGTGGAGCATGATGTGGTGGCGATCTACGACAACGCGGGTATTCCCTCCATCATGCACAGGTTCCGCCGCGTGACTAACAAGGAACTTTTCGGCGGAAGTGACGCGGTACACCCGGCGTTCATCATCGGCGGCGAGGTGTATGACGAGATTTATATTTCTGTCTATGAAAACACCATGATTAACGGCAAGCCGTACAGCCTGCCATTGCAGGAGCCGGTCACAAATATCACGATGGAGGATTTCGCGCAGGCGTGTTTCTCCAAGGGCGAGGGCTGGCACTGCCTGACGGCGGCGGAGTGGGGCTTGCTGGCTGACACCAGTTTGAAGCTGGGCACCCTGCCCCACGGCAACACGAATTGTTCCCACTGGCACGGTGACGACAAGGAGCGGGGCGTTATCATTGAGGACAGCTACAAAACGCTGACCGGCAGCGGCCCGGCCACTTGGACGCACGACCACACGGACAGCGGCGTACATGATCTTTGCGGCAACATTTGGGAGTTTGCCCGTGGTGTAAGAATCCGTGACGGGGCGCTGTGGGCAGCGGAGAACAACAACGCGGCCCTGCCCGAAACGGATTTGACCGAGTGCGGCGACGGCTGGAAACCGATCACCGATGTGGAGGGCCGCCCGCTGTATGTTTCCGTACACCGCGGAAAGATCACCTTTACCACCAACCCGAACATTCACCACGACTACGACGGCAGCGAGTGGGCAGATGTGCGCATGGACTGCGACAGTGAGCAGTTACGGGCGCTGGCCCTGTTTGCCGGGGAAGAAAAGGCCGGGTGCTATGTGGACAGCACCGAGGGCGAGTACATACTGTTTCGCGGTGGCGGCTGGAGCAATGGCGGCAGCGCTGGGGTGTTCTATTCCAGCCTGGCCGACCCGCGCTCCAATGCCAGCGGCAACCTCGGGGGCCGTTCCGCTTATTTCAAGAAGCACTGAAACGCCGGACACTGAAACACTGACCGCCAAGCGATAGCGCGGCGGAGAAATGAGGGCACTATGGAAGTTTTGAAAGCTGTTTTCGCCGCACTGGTTGGCCTGCTGGTGATCTTTGCCTGCATTGCGTGGGCAATCGCCGCCGTGCTGGGGCCGCTGGCAATTATCAAACTGTGTGTGCTGTGCCTGCTGGGCTGAAAGGAGCCGCGCCATGAAGTTGAGCAAGTTTGTGAAACGGGCCAAGAGCGAAAGCTACTGCATGGTAATCCATGCGGACGACAGCGGCATTTGGCTGGGCACCCGCTTGGCGCTGTACAACGCCACGGAGCTGCCCGAAATGGAGGGCAAGGAACAGGTAGGCGCAGTGCTGGACATTGACAGCAAGGCGTGGGAAAAGATGTTCTTTGACGAGAAGTACGCCGAAACCGCAGGGGCGGCCTTTGGCGTGAACCTGACGGACGCTGACCCGCTGGAACAGGAGGCGCGGCGGGTGCCGCTGGAAATGTTCTACAAGGGCATGGGGCTGGTTGGCCTTATGTATGGCAACGCCGGGGAGCTGATCTTCTACGATTCCGCGCTGATTGCACCCATTGCAGATGTGGTCAAGAACAGCGACTACATACAGACCGTTGTGCGCAAGACCGCTGGCGGTGCGCCCTATGTGGTTATCAAAGACGGGTTTGAGGTGCTGGCCGGGTTTGTGCCATTGAAGATCATAACCAAGCAGTTCTTGGAGGATTTGAGCGAGTTTGAAAGCGCCTGTGTGAGCCAGTATATGCGGGAGCAGGAACGGGCTTTAGACGAGGCAGACCCGGACAAGCAGGACGAGGACGCGGAGCAGATCGGGATGGAGGACGCAGAAAGTGAAAACGAGTAGTGCGCCCGGCACCCTAAAGCCCATTCTATTCAACACGGAAATGGTGCGGGCAATCTTGGCAGGCGAAAAGACCTGCACCCGGAGGATTGCCAAGGGTGAGAAACCGCCCTTTGTGGCGGGCGACATCCTGTATGTGCGGGAAACATGGTGTATTAACACTTTCGGAACGCACTACCGGGCAGACTGGCCGCAAGGAGCTTGCCCGGAAATGGACGGCGACGACAGGTGGCACCCGTCAATCCACATGGGCAAGGACATTGCAAGGATTTTTCTGCGAGTAAAAAGTGTCGAGCGCGGGTCACTTCGAGGTATGGAGGTTGTGGACTTCCAAAAAGAGGGCGTAAGGCCACAAAACAGGCCGGGCGGCTGTAAATGTGCATGGGCACAAGAGGGCTGCACAGAAAGACCGTGTGCAAACCGCGACGCCTACGAGTGGTGGCGCTACATGGTATCGTTTCGCAGGTTGTGGGATAGTACACTACCGGCGGCCAGCGTTCAGACGATGGGCTGGAAAGCAAACCCGGATGTGTGGGTGATCGAGTTTGAACGAACCGAGCGCCCGGAAAGTGCGGAGGGATACCATGCTTGAACTTGTGCCGGTCACATTACGGGAGGCAAACGGGTTTGTGCAGCAGTACCACCGACACCACAAGCAGGTTGCCGGGCATAAGTTCAGCATTGGCGTTGCACAGGACGGCAAGCTGGTGGGCGTTGCAATCTGTGGCAGGCCGGTAAGCCGGAGGCTGGACAACGGCACAACGCTTGAAGTGAACCGCCTGTGTACGGACGGAACCCGCAATGCCTGCTCTATCCTGTATGCAGCAGCGGCGAGAGCTGCGCGGGATATG